CAATAGCAAATACCAGAAAGGCATTTTCAGAAGCAGTGGCAAGATACGATCAAGTAATAGCAGCGAAAAATGCAGCAATAGATACAGTTACTAATCAGGCATATGATCAGATTCGAAGAGTCCGTTCAGGTGTAACTGCTGCACAACGACAAATTGAAAGCACCATAGATACCGCCGCAGCTTCTCAAAATGCCACAGTATTAAAAATACGAGAAGCGCAAAAAAAAGCAGAACGATTACGAAATTCAACATTATCAAGTTTGGATGCAGCAAATTCTCTGGTAAATCGAGCAGCGTCGGGAATACAATCTGCGCAACAAATTTTAAATGGACAATTAGTTGGTAGTGATATAAAAAGTTCTGCTGTGGTAGATAATATGACTGTCGCAGAAAAAACGAAAACAGACGAATTAAATGTGAGTATAACGCAGTTTTTAAACTCAAATAATATAAAAAATTTTATAGTTGGTATTGGGAAGGGGGCCACATTGACAACCGCCAGACAAATGTCGTTGTCAATAGATAAATTTACACAACAATATCCTAATACTAAATATGATATTTTAAGTAGAATTGGAAATGTCGACGGGGTGTACATATTAGTAACAGTGACATACCAAAAAGTATAATATAATTGTTTAATTTCACATTAGTTTGATATTTAAATAAAGGGTCTAAAAGGTTATAATTTTTTAAGGAGATACGAATGGACAAAGCATTATTTCGAGCATATGTAAAAGAATTGGTAAAGGAACAAATGGACGAATCGGTGGAAAAAACTGTTCGGAAGTTACTTCCTGCTATACTGGACGAAGCTATAGCAGAAATTAAAGGTACCCAACGAATTGTAGAATCTGCTCCTACCAAAAAATCTTCTATTGACCGTTCAAAATTAGCAGCTATGATGGGATTGGAACGAATGGGTGACACGTTATCGGCAAGTACGGACAGAATGATCATGCCAGACAATACCACGGTAGATATTAACAATCCCAATGTAAAACCCGCCGTGGACGCTATTAATCGTGATTACAGCCAACTCATGAAAAAAATGGGGCTTGGTAATTAATATATGTCAAAAACAGTATATTTGGGATCTCCGTTACCATTACAACGATCTTCTCGTGGGTATTTTGCAACCACAGCGGATGCGTTGGAAAACGAAAAGTCAAAATTTATTAATTTGATGTTAACTATGAAAGGAGAACGAGTAGGTAATCCTGGATTTGGTTGTGATCTCCCAAAATTACTGTTTGAACAAAAAACCACGGAAGTTCAAGAGTTAGCACAGCAGTATGTGCTTAATGCCGTAAACCAGTGGATGCCGTATTTAAGATTACGACAAGTACAAATATTAAACGAAGAAACATTTTTGAATGATAATAGTATTTTATTGTATGTCCAATACGGGTTTGTAAATAATCCTTTGGCGGTACAATCTGTACAATTAAGAATTGGTGAAGTTGCGCAAGGAAGCTTGATCAGTTCTGGAAGATTAACTACAATTTGAGATAAAGTATGTCATTAAACAATGGTGTGGTTAGAAAATTACAGAATGTTACATCCAAAGAAGTAAAATATCTAAATAAAAATTTTAGAGATTTTAAAGCTGATTTGATAACATTTACAAAACAATATTATCCTTCAACATGGACAGATTTTAACGAATCAAATCCAGGAATGATAATGTTAGAACTTGCTGCGTATGTTGGTGATGTATTATCTTTTTATATTGACAATCAATTTAAAGAAAATTTATTAGCATACGCAGAAGAAGAAAAAAATATTATTAATATTGCACAAGCGTTTGGATATAAACCAAAGACAATAATTCCGGCGGTTACCGAAGTATTGATATCACAAATTGTACCCGCAAAAGGTCCTGATGATGGATTTGTTCCTGACTCAACATATATGTTACGAATTGATAGAAATTCTACATTCTCAACAACAGGTGAAAATATTGTTTCGTTTCGAAGCTTGGAATTTGTAGATTTCGCAGATTCAACAAATCGATCTATACAACCATATCAAATTAGTGATGACACATTACAAATTACTACATATCTTATAACAAAAACTGTAAAAGTAATGGCTGGACAATTGCGTACGCAATCGTTTTCTTTCGGAGATCCTTCGAAATTTTCTACAATTGTTCTGGGTGATAATAATGTAAATTCTGTGTCGAAAGTTTTAGATTCCGAAGGGAATCTGTGGTACGAAGTAGAATATCTCGCACAAGATACTATTATTGATGATAAAGAAGTCGTATATACTAACAGCGAATCGGAATCAACGAATCCATCGTATACAATAAAATTTAGAACGGTCCCTCGTAGATTTGTTACCAGATTGAACAACGAAAAACAATTACAAATATTATTTGGGTCTGGGCAAGGTAATATATCGGAAGATATTGTTTCTTTGGATGCGCGACAAGTAGCAAACGAAGATTATACAACTAATTTAGCAAGTGTATCGCTGGATAATACAGATTTTTTAAACACAGATAGTTTTGGATTATCACCTGCAAACACAACATTAACAATTGAATACTCGGTTGGTGGCGGAATTGAAACGAACGTTGCATCGGGTACTATAACAGAAGTTGGCGTATTAAACATAGTAAACGACACAACGGAATTTAATTCAGACGAATTGGCATTATTTAATGATATCAAATCTACCGTATCAGTGTTTAACGCAATGCCAGCAACGGGTGGATTGGATGGTGAAACTGTAGAGGAAATTCGTCAACGAGCACTATCGTTTTTAAATGCACAGAATCGTGTTGTTACTCGTGAAGATTACGAAAGTCGTGTATTAGCAATGCCAGCTAAATTTGGAGCTGTAGCAAAGGTATTTGCCGTATCTGATAATCAACAAAATAAGATTCAAGCATTACCACCAAATATTAATTTACAAGATCAAGATTTAGATACTAACCGTGTATATGTTGAAGATAATCCAAAACCTAACGCTATTAACTTGTATATGTTGGGATACAATCAAAGTGGTAAATTAACCACATTGAATTCTTTGGTAAAGAAAAATGTACAATCATATTTATCAAAATATAGAATGTTAACCGATCAAGTAAATATCTTAGATTCATTTATAGTGAATATTGGAGTATCATTCGACATAACAGTATATAAAGGATATAATTTACAAGATGTATTAGCTATATGTTTGGACGAGATTCGTGCATATTTCAATGTTCGTAAATGGCAAATTAATCAACCAATTAAACTATCAGATCTTCGGGTATTGGTTGTTGCACAAGAAGGAGTGCAGAGTGTGAATAATTTGGAAATTATAAATAAATATTTTTTCAAAGATGGACGAGATTACCAAAATTATCGTTACGATATAGCAGAGGCAATTGTTGATGATGTATTATATCCATCATTGGATCCATGTATATTCGAGATACGATACCCAGAAACAGACATAGTGGGGACGGCAAGACAATGAGAATAATACTAACATCGTCCGCAGATACAACTTTGTATCAACGATTTCCTACTAATAACGCTGGATTGGATGAAATATTAGAAGTAGGTAAAGTGGCTGCTCCTGAAGATTTGGGAATAGCATATACGGGTAGTTCTGCTCGTACATTAATAAACTTCACACTACCCGCAAGCGGATCAACACCAGCAACTGCGTCATATTTTTTAAATCTTAAAATAGCAAATGCAGAAAAGTTACCAATTAACCAAGAAATATTAGTCTATCGAGTGTCATCATCGTGGACAGAAGGATCGGGATATTTTGTACAACAAACACAGAACGCCGGTGACGGTGCAACGTGGAGACAATCCACCGCTGCCGTATCGTGGAGTGTGGATGGGGGTCCGATAGTTACTACCCCATCACAAAGTATAACATTGAGTGAGTATCCATTACAAGATTTGCGTATTGATGTCTCATCTATTATGCAACCGGTCGTGTCTCAATCATTAAATTGGTATGGATTGGCACTACGAGTCCCACCGGCAAGTGACAGTGATCAAACCAACGCAGGAAACATTAAGTTCTTTTCTCGTCAAACGCATACCGTACATGCACCTACATTAGAAATATTGTGGAACAGTGCAGTATTTACTACTGGATCGTTGAAACCAATTCCCAACACATCGGATATTATGGTTATTCCGCGTAACGCAGCAGAAACTTATATTAAGGGAACGAAGCAGAAAGTACGATTTGTGGTTCGTGACAAGTACCCCCAAAAGAATTTTGACGCAACACTTCGATATAAAAACAAGTATTATTTACCACAAACTTCGTATGTTAGTGTTGTGGACTACCAGGCAGGAACTTCGATAGTTCCATTTGATAATGGATCAAAAATAGAATGTGATGCAACGGGTTCGTATTTTGTACTGGACACCACACCATTATACAAAAATAGATACTATAAAATTTCTTTAAATATAAACAATGGGGATGAAGATAATTTCATTCTTCCGGAATTGTTTACTTTTATTGTAAAGTAATAATAAACTTACTGCAACGGAAGTAACATAATATGGCAGATGTTCGTTACATAGAGAAAACATATATAGAAACACCAGATTTTCAGAGTCCACAAGAAGACCTCACACTTCGTATAAAATTAACGGATGGTGAAGAGGTATTGTTTACTGCTGAAAAGGAATTTTATACACCACGTAGAATCGCAACAAACAAATCTGATGTATTAGAATTGGACAATGTGGTGGAATATACACCAAATAACATTGCAATAATAAAGATGCAAAATGGACAAACTGATTTAAATAAACCACAA